GTGACCCCACAAAGCATCGTAAGGTAGCAATATTGGCTCCACGTGGCAGTGGCAAATCTTATGCCCTTTCAGTGGCTGCAACAATATATATGTTTTTTAAACGCTTTAGAGATTTAGTATTCGTATTGGCTCCATCTGAGGACCAAGCATCACTTATTTTTAATTATGTCTATAGGCATTTTGCTGACAATGCTTTTTTAATGAGCTTGATAGACCATTTTAGATTTCATAATAAACCTAATATCACAATGAAGGGTGGTACGATACTTCGTAGAGCCCCTATCGCAGCTTCAAATCAAGGTCAAGCTATTCGAGGGCAACATCCTACATTCTTAATAGTGGATGAGAGCCCATTAATTGATGATAAATTATTTATTGATAATGTAGAGCCTTGTATTTTATCTAATAGAGCTCCCTTTGTTAATCTAGGTACTCCAAAGAGTAAGGAGAACCATATGTATAGATATTTATATGATGAGGATTATGCAGATAGTTTTGATAGATTACATTTTACATGGAGAGACGCAGTGAAAATGGGGAGAGCTTATTCTCCACCATACAGTGAAGAAGATATGTTAACGAAGATGATGGAATGGGGGGAAGATTCAATATATTGGAGGACAGAATATGAGTGCGAGTTCGTCGAGTCGGTCTCGAACATCTTCAATCCCGAACTATTACGTGGATGCTTCACAGGAAATACCTTTGTCGAATACGGAGAAAAATATCCAAATTGTGTTGTGGGTGTTGACATTGGGAAATCTGTTAATTCTACTGTTATCAGTGTCTGGGCTCTTGAAAAAGATGACAACGAGAATATTGCCAATCTTATCTACCTTGAAGAAATTAGTCCTAAGACAGGAGGACATGATATACCATATCAGCGAAAGCGTATTATGGATGTTGCTGTTAATTATGGCGCTGGTAGGGTCGTTATCGACGCTACGGGTATTGGTGGAGCGATTGAACAAGATATAAGAATTGATTGTATCAAAGAAGAAATACATTTTATACCGTTCATCTTTACAGGTGGACCGAAAGGTACTAAAACACAGGTCTACAGAGATTATGTGTCATACGTGCAACAGGGCCTTGTTAAGGTCCCTGACCCTAAAAACCTACCTCCAGACCAGAGTAGGTTGGTGAATAAATGGTATAAAGAGCATGTAACATTAGAATATGTTATGGATGCAGCTAATAAGACTGAAAAGATTGCTGCGCCTGATGGTAAGCATGATGACTATTGTGATAGCTCTGTGATAGGTATACACGCCTGTTTAGGTATGTTACCACCCGAATCTTCATTTGCTTCAGTCAATGTAAGTAATAAGACACCGATGCCACAAAAATATAGTGGCGCAACTCCCGTTTTTGGTAAAACTTCACGTACTTTTACCATTAATAAGCAGTCTCCGGGCGGTATTTAGCGAAAGCTTTATATACTACTGGCCCCATAGTATTACTGATAGCCATGGCTTTGACTGATTATTGGCCTTTCAAAAGGCGCGCTTTTGCGACTAAGGGAACTGAACCACCGTTCAGTAAAGATGACCCTCGCTCTTTCGGTGAAGGAGTTATACGCCGGATTCAACTGCAATCCAATGCCTTCGGGCGTGGTGGAGCGATGAAAGAACCGCAGGTTGGGGATTATCGTACTTACATGAACGTGTATTTAGCAGACCCTATAGTCCGCACGCTTATTGATTTACCATGTCTATACGCCTCTAAGGATAGTTACGACATAGTAACCGATGATGATACGGAGCGCGAGGCTATCACTAAGCTTTTCGATGATATAAACATCGACCAGTTATTATATAGCTGGTTACGCAATGGAAGAATCTTCGGAACAAGCTACATGGAATGGACAGGAGATAATCTGGTATTAAGGTCCTCTCAGAACATGTATGTTCAACGAGACGAAAATGGACAGATTAAATATTACTTCCAAGATTTGGGAGAAGATAAAGAATCAGTAAGATTTGAGGAGGAGGAGATAATTGAATATAAGAATAACCCATTCGATGATTATGCTTATGGTCTGTCTGACATCCATCCAATTCTTTATTTGGTTGACCTTAAAGATTATGCGGAACGGGATATTGGCGCTGCTCTCAACAAATACGCTAATAGTCGGTTTGATATTAGCGCTGGACTTCCCGATATGCCTTATGGTCCTGACAAGATTAATGAAATTGTATCAGCCTTCAACGGATTAGAACCCGGTGAAGATATTATACACGGTAATGATATTGAAGTCAAGGAACTTCAAGGCACGCAACGAGCGTTTGAATATGGTAAATATACAGACGACATACTTAAAAAGATACATATGGCTTTGAAAGTCCCTATGACGATGTGGGAACAACCTGAAAAGGCACGTCCTATATTTGAACCGTATGTAAAACATCTTCAGGCTGCTATAGAATCAGCCCTTAATCAACAGCTTATGCCACAAGTAGGTTCAGGCGAATCTAAGTTTAGATTCCGTCAAATGAATGTGGATGATGCCTTTGTGAAAGCAAAGACTGACATGATATACCTTTCAGAGGGAGTTCTTTCTCCTAAGGAAGTAAGACTGGAAAGAGGATTGAACCCAGAAGGAATAGTTGAACAGCAGGAAACTGCTAAGAACGTCAATGTTTCTGGAGGAAAGAATGAGGATAAGAAAGAAGAGTCTGCAAGGACAGAGAACCGCACTGGTAATAAACCAGCTGCAAACCCATCGGGGGATAGAGAAAAATGAGTAAAAATGAGTATGATCGTTGTATAATAGATGTTGGACCGACGTTAAAGAAACGTGGGATACCAGACTACGAAGAGATTGCGGCAAATTTGTGCCGTATGAGGGTAGATGAAACTACAAGCGAAAGAACTTTCGCTATGGATTCTGCCGGGGACCGAATAGAAACTCAACGAACTTTTTCGTTGGAAGTTGGTGAAGTAAATACAGTGGATGACTATATAGAATTCCCTGTTATAGCTATCACGTCAGGGCCCCACGATGAGGATGGAGAACAAAAGGTATTTATCGAACCTTCCATTCTCAATAGAAGTTTGAAAGCTTTTGAAGAGCTTCCAGTTTACTATAACCATCAAAGAACAGAAGACGATAAACTAGGCACGGCTATCAACCCCGAACTTGTCGAACTCGATGATGGTAAGCAAGCAATTAAGATGCTCGCTCGCATTCATAAGGATGCAGCAAAAGCAAATGAAGTGATGGAGAGAATTGAAAACGGTAAAATGACGCATGTAAGTATTGACTGGTTTTCTAAGGATATAGACGTTCTTGGTGAACCCTTTGCTACAGATATACGTCCAGTAGAGGTGAGCTTCATTGATAATGAAACTCGCACACCCGTTTGTGAATCATGTACAATTGAAACGAAGTGTAACGAACACCGTGAATTCGGTGAAAAGGAATCTTGTGGCTGTGGTGGTCATGAAGATTCATGTGCCTGTGATACACACGGGACACACAGCGAGGTATTAACTATGACCGAGAATAAAGAAATAGAAAATACATCAGAAGCTGAATCAATCGTAGAGCGTGAATACGCAACTATGAAAGACCAGCTTGCTGAGATGAAAACCTCACATGAAGAGTTGAACTCAAAACACGAGGACGCACTCGCTATTATAGCTAAATTTGAAGAAGCAGAGACTGTTAGAGCAGAAGCAGAAGCTGACGCTCGCAGAAGCAACTTCGTTAGCACAATAGTAGAGAAGGAAGCACTTCTAGGTAAAATCGAAGATGATGATGCCAAAGAAGTTCGTGCTAAGGAGCTCACAGCTTGGGATGAGGTTAAGCTAGAAGGTTTTAGTATCGCTATGGAGTCTATACCAATACCAGAAGAGGCAGAACGCACTTTTGGAAAGGGTAAAGCCCATGAGGATACTGAAAAAGCCGTAGAAGCTGATACAGAAGAAACACCACGCATGTTTGCGATGGAAAACGGACGTATTGTTTTTACAGGAGAACAAAAATAGGTGAATAAATATGGCAGGAACTAATATATTAGTAAATGATGGTGGAGCACCAGCTCGAATAATGAAGCTGGGCAACGCAGACGCAGATATTGACGCAGGTACGTTTGTAGGAATGAGTGGAGCAGCTGTTTCAGCAGCGATTCTACCAAATCTTCCAGACGTGGGAGCCGCTTCAGGCGGTTACGCGCTCGGTGTCTTGTTCGTTGATGCGACATCAGGTGACCCAGCCTCAGTTATTACCGGAAGCGGATTACAAGTCATGCTGAAAAGCACAGGCACAGTCGCAGCTGGTGACAAACTAGGACACGATGCAAGTGGAGTAGCTCTTAGAACTACAACCACGGACCACAGGGTCATGGCAATAGCTCTAGCAGCTAAAGACAGCAATGGTTTCACTAAGGCGGTACTACTTTAAGTAGGTGATTATTATGGTTACAGCAAAAGAAGGTTTGATGACAAGCACTCTCAGTTTAACAGCTAATCGCGTACTAGTTGATTACAAAGATGCAATCCAAGACTACAAAGTCACGGATATGCCTGTAATTCAACTGTTTGCAGAACGCTTTACAACTGAGACTGGCGGCGACGTAGACATTACGTTCGCAAAACCATCGATGGCGATGGAACAGATAGAAGAAGGAGACACTCCTAGCTATCAACACACTGACTTGAGAAACGAAAGAGTCTCAGTTAAAGAGTGGGGAATAGCAGTAGGTGTCACCCGACGTATGTTGGAAGACTCAAGGTTTTCGGAAATGGAGCTTGCTCTAAACGAAGCCCGAAGAGCCGTTCAACGTCACGTAACGCAGCACTTTGTATACACAGTTTTCGGTATAGGGTCCGCTCTATACGGTACTGGAGTAAGCAATGTCAGCATAGACGAAGATACAACTGAAGCTAATTTGGTTTCTTTCGATAATAACCCACACGGTGGTTTTTATGGTAAGGCACCAACTACAGGAGCTACAGCTAACCGTCTTGTAGACTACGCAGAGTACACTGCCGCAGAATTGGCCGCATTAGGTCCAAACACTGGCAGTCACTTTTTTGTCGCACAAGATTCTGTAGATGACGCTACTGGAGACATAGCACTCAATGATATAACAGCTGCAATGGAGTTAATTAACGCAAAGGGCGGAACCGCAGATACAATTATGATTTCCCCTTCACATTATAAAACTCTACTCAACTTAGCAGATTTCACTGCACCATTCACAACTGGGGAACCTCAGAAGGGTGGTCTTGATTATGTTAATAACACTTCACAAAGTGGACTAGTTGGTCAACTATATGGTTTGAATGTTTACATGAACCATTGGATACCACAAGACCGCTTCGGTGTTTTTGATATGAAGGTGAAGCCTGTTGGATACATTGAGAGACGTGGTTTAACCGTCGAAGAAGCAAACCCCGGATTCGGAATTACTGGTTCTTACATGTCCATGAGATATGGATTGAAAGTTATCAGACCTGAAGCTGGTGTTATCGTTCTTGGCGATTAAGTAGGTTCTATCTAGTTAAAATAATAGTACGGGGACACTATAAGTTCAAGTCCCCCACTTTGAAATGTAATGGAAGGATAGAGGCCAGTATGAGAAAGGAATTACAATTTAGAGCAAAAAAACGCAACGACCCAGTAAAAGATTATGGTTTAAAACCGACCAAGGGAGCTGGGGGCACGCCACTTCAACTTGATGATAGATACATCTCTAAACAATATCTTAAAGGAAAGATAGATGATAGAATCAAAAATGATGAATTTGGTGTCGCTACTTGGGATGGAGACACAGAAAACACTGCATCACGTGAAGTTTTATTTAATAAAATAAACTCTATGGTAGCAGTATCTGATGTATGGGTAAAGGAAGAAGAATCTTCTAGTTCTAACATAAGGGCACTAAAAACAGGCAATTATGCAATAGGGCCCGGTAATTTTGCTAGTGATAGTGATTGGGAGAAGCTCTATGTATCAGGCAATATAAAGACTACTGGGAACTATATTATGCAAAACAATGGGAGCACTATAGGGCCTAGCTCTGGAGAGCTTACGTTAAATAGCTCTAATGGAGCCAAGTTAGCTACTAAGTTCGCTATTGGAGCAGCAAATGCTTCAATGCCTTTAGAAGTTCAATTAGCTGCTACTAGTACTTTAAATCTAAATGATGGTACAGGTATAGCACAGTTTGGAGTAGATGGAGGAGGTAACTTAGCACTTGATGCAACAAGTACACAAGCTTCAATTCAAGCAAGAGATGGCTCTGGTGCAGCTAACATATTAAATTTAAATACTACTGGCGGAGCTGCCGGTAGAGTTAACATAGGAAGTACTGGTTCAAGCACATATGTAAATGGTGATTTGATAGTACAGGGAGCTGCTACAACTTTGAATACAGCTACTTTAACAGTAGATGATAATTCAATTGTATTGAATACTAGTGTAACAGGTACACCGCCTACCAATGCCGATGCAGGTATAGAGGTAGAGAGAGGTACTAGTAATAACGTAGGAATAAGATTCCATGAGAGCACAGATAAGTGGCAAATAAATTCAGTAGACGTAACTTCAGATTCAGATTGGAAAGATATGCATGCTGATGGTGCATCAGGTATAGGTACTGTCAATCAGTTAGGTACTAACACAGCATCTGCCTTATCACTATCAACAACAACGAATACTAATGATACTATAAACTTAGCAGATAAGTTTGTACAACACGCTGGAGACATTATGGCTGAGAATACTACAGGTAAATTAGTTATAGGTAATGCAGGAGACCAGACAGCTAATAGAAACAAGTTAACTGTTTATGGAGGAAACTCAGGTTCTGGACCAGATGCAAATGCTGTTTTCGTTCATGGAAACATAGCAGGAGATACCAAGACCTTTAATATAGAACACCCCCTCGATAAGAATAAGAGGTTAATACATGGTTCTTTGGAAGGTCCTGAATTTGGTATGTATCAGAGAGGTACTATAAAATCTATGCATCTTATAGAAGAAATACCTTTACCTGAATATTGGGCTGCTATGGTTAGAGATTATTCAGTATATCTCACACCACATGGAAATTATAATGTATGGATTGTAGAGAAGAACAAGACTATGGTTAAAATAAAAACTAGTGCAGACGCAATAGATGGACCGTGGAAATGTGATTGGATGGTAATAGGAAGTAGAATAGACCATAAATTGGAGGTAGAAGTAGATGCCAAAGAGTAGAATATTAATAGGAGTAGGTGGAGACCAGAACGATGCAGTCATGAAATTTCAGAGAGATTCAGATGATGATGGCCAGTATGACGATATAGATTTATTAATTTTTGAATTAAATGTTTCTAATAGTACTGTAACAGCTGATTACTTAGTAGTTGATGGAGGAACTTTCGGGGATTAGTTATGCCACAGAATAATAATCGTATCTATCATAAGCGCAGCGTTAAAGGAACTGCGGTCCCAACAACTAGTGATTTAGAAGAGGGAGAGATAGGAATTAATATTAGAGATGGTAAATTATATACTAGAAAGGATGCTGATGGTTCATCACCAGAAATTATAGAGTTTGGACAGAAAGGTATTGATGGAACCAAAGGACAGAAAGGTGATACTGGAGCACAAGGAGCTACAGGAGCACAAGGAGATAAAGGCCAAAAGGGAGCTAAAGGAGCTACAGGTCTAAAAGGAGCTACAGGTGGACAAGGACCACAAGGAGCAGATGGACCTACAGGTAGTTCAGGACCACAAGGAGCTACAGGAGCAGCTGGACCACAAGGAGCTGCTGGACCAACTGGACCACAAGGTAATAAAGGTGAACCGGGATTAAAAGGAGCGCAAGGAGCTGCTGGACCACAAGGAGATAAAGGTCAGAAAGGAACACAAGGAGCTGCTGGACCACAAGGTGTAGCAGGACCAGCTGGAGCAACAGGAGATAAAGGAGCTACAGGTCTTACTGGTACAACTGGAGATAAAGGAGCAACAGGTGGACAAGGACCTACAGGACCTACAGGACCACAAGGACCTTCAGGAGCAGACGGTGCTAAAGGACAAAAGGGTGAAATAGGAACTCAAGGTACTGTTGGTATTAAAGGAGAAGTAGGAGCAGCTGGTGCTAAAGGAGCTACAGGACAGAAGGGAGCTACAGGTGCTACAGGAACAGCAGGAGATAAAGGACAAAAGGGTGAAATAGGTGTTACAGGTGCACAAGGAGTACAAGGAGAAGATGGACCAGCAGGAGCTAAAGGAGCGACAGGTGCAACAGGAGCAGCTGGACCACAAGGAGTTAAAGGTGCTACAGGTGATAAAGGAGCTACAGGAGCTCAGGGAGCTACAGGACCTACAGGACCTACAGGACCACAAGGAACTGCTGGTGTTAAAGGAGCAACAGGTGCACAAGGAGCACAAGGTACTCAAGGTACTAAAGGAGAAGTAGGTGCACAAGGACTTGTTGGTGATAAGGGACAGAAAGGCGCTGTAGGAGTTACAGGACCACAAGGTGCGCAAGGAGCTACTGGACCAGAAGGACCTACAGGACCACAGGGAAATACTGGAGCTGACGGTGCTAAAGGACAAAAGGGTGAAGTAGGTGTTACAGGTGCTAAAGGAGCTACAGGTGCTACAGGAGCAGCAGGAGCTAAAGGCGATACGGGAGCTCAGGGAGCTACAGGACCTACAGGTCAGAAAGGAGCTACAGGTCTTACTGGTACAACTGGAGATAAAGGACAAAAGGGTGAAGTAGGTGTTACAGGAGCAGCAGGAGCTAAAGGTGCTACAGGAGCTAAAGGAGAAGCAGGTAACGACGGAGGACCCGGACAAGAAGGAGATAAAGGTGCTACAGGTGCTACAGGACCTCAGGGACCACAAGGAGCTACAGGACCAGCTGGACCACAAGGTAGTAAAGGAGCTCAAGGTGCACAAGGTGACGAAGGACCCGGTGGTCCTGTAGGTCCTGTAGGTCCTTCAGGAGCAGCTGGTGCTAAAGGAGCTCAAGGAGCAGAGGGATTACATGGACCACAAGGAGAAGATGCAGGTCTTCTAGTGCAATATGATGATACATCTACCACTGACGCAGACCCCGGTTCTGGACAATTTAAATTCGACCATTCTACTATAGGGTCTGTGGATTGGATATACATTGATGATAATAATATTGAAGGTTCACAAGTATCAACTTGGATTCAAGCATGGGGTGACAATCCCGGTGATGGTAATGTACTAGGTCAACTACTTATAACAAATAAAACTGGTGGTACATCTTCAGCATCAGTATGGAATATCGTATGGAATGATGGAGACCCAATTATAGATGCTTCTGGTTATTCAAAGATTCGTGTAGCTAATTTGTCTGGTGATAAACCCCAAGATAATGAAATATGTAATATAGTATTTCAAGCAATAGGACAAAAAGGTGAAAAAGGACAGAAAGGTGCTACAGGTGCACAAGGAGCGCAAGGAGAAAAGGGTCAACTTGGAACTCAAGGTCAGGTTGGAGATAAAGGACAGAAAGGTGAACAAGGTACAGCTGGAAATGATGGAAATACAGGAGCTCAAGGACCTACAGGACCGCAAGGAGCTAAAGGAGCGACAGGTGCAACAGGAGCAGCTGGACCACAAGGAGCTAAAGGTGCAACAGGAGCACAAGGAGCTACTGGAGGACAGGGAGATAAAGGACAGAAAGGAGAAACTTCATTACCAGCGTCTACTTTCCTTATGCATGTTGACCTTACAGATACTTCTACTGCGCCATCTTCAAATGGTGAGATAGTATTAAATCACGCTACATTAGCAAATGTTACTTCAATATCTATTTATGAAGATGATGAGGGCGGCGGTGTTTTAGATTCCATCTTAACAGATATGTTAAAAGATGGTAACAGAATTAAATTAGAAAAGAAAGAAGATATAACCAACTGGGTTACTTTCGAAATTACAGCAGATGGTTCTGACGCAGGAGGATATAGAACTGTTGCTGTTACACATGAGGGCGGGGCGAGTGGTGCAGCTACTTCAACCTTCTCTGATGAAGATGACGTTTATTTCTCCTTGTCTATGCAAGGAGATACTGGTCCTCAAGGGTCTGTTGGACCACAAGGACCACAAGGAACTACAGGACCACAAGGACCTACAGGAACTCAAGGAGCAGCAGGAGCTAAAGGTGCTACAGGAGCAGCAGGAGCTAAAGGTGCAACAGGAGCTGCTGGACCTACAGGACCTCAAGGAGCAGCAGGACCTACAGGACCAACAGGTACACAAGGACCACAAGGAGCAGATGGACCTAAAGGTCAACAAGGACCAGATGGAAATGTAGGACCTACAGGTCAGAAAGGTGCTACAGGTGCACAAGGACCTGTGGGAGATAAGGGTGAAATTGGACAACAAGGACCAACAGGACCACAAGGACCAACAGGTGATAAAGGAGCTGATGGTGATAAAGGAGCTCAGGGTGGAAGAGGTGGTACACAATATGTTTACTGTGATTCTCATACTAACGCAGACCCTAGTGCTATTGTCACTGGAGGAATTAAATTTAATCATAATTCAATTGGTAGTACTACTTTTATTTATATAGATGATGAGGATGCACATGGTACAGATTTCCAAGCATGGTATACCTCATTCGATAGCTCTACATCTCAAGTTAAAGGTCAACTTACTATATCTTCTTTAGACTCAACAGATTCAACTTTTTGTAAATTTAATGTAACAGACAGTTCTTCCGATGAAGGAGTGAATGATGCTATACAAGAAAATACTGGTTATTTCTCAATTAGAGTTACTTATATAGCTGGTTCTGAACCAAGTGACCTTGAGAAAGTTGTTGTACAATTTACTCCACAAGGTAGTACGGGAGATAAAGGTGTTACAGGAGCAGCTGGACCACAAGGACCACAAGGTTCACAAGGAGCACAAGGAGCAACTGGAGCAGCAGGAGTTAAAGGTGCAACAGGTGCACAAGGAGCTACTGGAGATACAGGACCAACGGGTGCTAAAGGAGCTGCTGGTGATAAAGGAGCTACAGGAGCAGCTGGACCACAAGGACCTACAGGAGCAGCAGGTGCTAAAGGAGCTACAGGTGATGATGGAGTTAAAGGAGCAACAGGTGCAGCTGGACCAACAGGACCACAAGGAGCTACAGGACCTGACGGTGCGGCAGGAGCTAAAGGAGCAACAGGTGCTCAAGGAACACAAGGAGCAGCAGGAGTTAAAGGAGCTACAGGTGCACAAGGACCAACAGGTACTACGGGACCTCAAGGTGCAGTAGGTACTAAGGGAGCTCCCGGAGCGCAAGGACCACAAGGAGATACAGGTCCACAAGGAGCACAAGGTACTAAAGGTGCTCCCGGTGAAAAAGGTGTAACAGGAGCTACAGGACCAGATGGACCTACAGGACCTCAAGGACCAACAGGTGCTACAGGACCTCAAGGAGCAGCGGGAGTTAAAGGAGCTACAGGAGCAGCAGGTGCTAAAGGAGCTACTGGTGCTACAGGACCTGACGGTGCGGCAGGAGCTAAAGGTGCTACAGGAGCTGCTGGACCTCAAGGAGCAACAGGAACTCAAGGACCGCAAGGAGCAGCAGGAGCTAAAGGTGCTACTGGTGCTGATGGTGTTAAAGGTGCAACTGGAGCTACAGGTGCACAAGGACCACAAGGAACTGCTGGTGTTAAAGGAGCTACAGGAGACCAAGGAACTAAAGGTGTTACAGGAGCTACAGGACCAGATGGACCTACAGGACCTCAAGGTGCTACAGGTGCAACAGGAGCAGCAGGAGCTAAAGGTGCTACTGGTCAAAAAGGTGTAATAGGTTCTCAAGGACCAACAGGTGCACAAGGAGCACAAGGTGCTACAGGACCTGATGGAGATGATGGTGAAAAGGGTGCAACAGGAGCAGCAGGAGCTAAAGGTGCTACAGGAGCACAAGGACTAACAGGTAATACAGGACCGCAAGGAGCAGCAGGACCTACAGGACCAACAGGACCGCAAGGAGCAGCAGGAGTTAAAGGTGCAACAGGTGCACAAGGAGCACAAGGAGCAGCAGGTGACAAAGGTGCTACTGGTGATGATGGAGCTAAAGGAGCTACAGGTGCACAAGGACCACAAGGAACTGCTGGTGTTAAAGGAGCTACAGGAGCTGTAGGACCACAAGGTGCTAAAGGTACAACAGGAGCTACAGGACCACAAGGACCAATAGGAGATACAGGTGCTAAAGGAGCAACTGGAGCTACAGGACCTCAGGGAGCACAAGGACCTACAGGAGACCAAGGTACTGTTGGTGGTGTTAATTATACATTTAGTAATTCAACTTCCGATTCAGACCCCGGCCAAGGTGTAGTAAGATTTAATCATGGTACTTTTGGTTCTATTACACAAATATTTATAGATGATGATGACAGCAATGGTACTGATTTCCAAACATGGATAGATTCATTTGATGATACAGATGAAGGTACATTAACACTTAATTCTGCTGATGCTACAGATGCAACATTCTGTAACTTTACAGTAGATTCAATTACAGGAGCTTCTGGATATACAAAACTTAATGTTACACCATTATCAGGTGCAGCACCAAGTAATTCAGAAGCAATAGTATTACAATTCTCAGCCTCTGGTTCAAAAGGGGCTACTGGTTCAACAGGACCTCAAGGACCTCAAGGTGCTACTGGAGATAAAGGAGCAAAGGGAGCTCTTGGTGCTCAAGGACCACAAGGAGCTACAGGACCTCAAGGAGCTACTGGTGAAAAGGGACTTAAAGGTGTTCTGGGAGCACAAGGACCGCAAGGAGCAGCAGGACCTACAGGACCACAAGGAACAGCAGGAGTTAAAGGTGCAACAGGTGCACAAGGACCTCAAGGAGCTGCTGGACCTCAAGGACCTACAGGAGCAGCAGGAGCTAAAGGTGCTACAGGAGATGCTGGTGCTAAAGGAGCTACAGGAGCTGCTGGACCTCAAGGACCAGATGGAGCAGCAGGAGCTAAAGGTGCAACTGGTGCAGCAGGACCTCAAGGACCTCAAGGAGGTACAGGACCTACAGGAGCAGCAGGAGCTAAAGGTGCAACTGGAGCAGCTGGACCACAAGGACCTGCTGGTGCTACAGGACCTG